CTTCCCAGTAGTGCAAACCTCTATTGCCCCATTCTTGAAACATTATGTTTAAAGAACGTCTTGCTGTTGATAAATGAAATCCTGAAACAGACTGTAAGCCAATCCGCTCGTATGCCTCTCCTATAATTTCATCAACGGCGAAAGTCTTGTCGAATGTGACTGTACCAGAAGTAGTATTTGCCATGGGCTACCTCCTATGCGTCCGAATATAACTTCTTGAATTCTGCTACAACCGTATACATGTTTCCAGAATCAGCTGCTCCTGGTACAACAAAGTTTACGTCGCTTTGATTACTGTTAGAAGATTTATCTGTTTTAATTCCACCGAATTCTCTAAAATCCCAATAGCCTGATCCTGTTAAACCTATAATTGGAATATCCCCATCTGAATCTTCTTCATCTAAACGTGCGAATGAATCAAAACCATTACCTGGTGAACAAGAAAACCAAATTCTTTGTAATACTAAGTGCGCACAAGAAGAACCTTCAATGTTTTTTGCCATTGCTGAGACATCACCAAATACTGTTGTTGCACCGGAACCGTCTGATTCGTTTACTATTTTAATGACCACTCTTGCATCATTTTCTTGCAAGATATCTGGTCCTTGTACTGCGTCTGCCATAATCCCTCCTTAATTAAGATTACTAGATGGGGCCGAAGCCCCATCATAATTTATTTTATTACAGATTCTTATAATCAAAAGCTGCGCCAGTGATTTTAATAACTAATTTACCTGCTGTGTAAGCTGCATTAGTAGCTGCTCCACAAGTTAAGTAAAGATATTTCTTAGTTAATGCTGCAAGTGTTGATCCACCATCAGCAGAAGCATAAAAACCTAAAGATAAATCACCATTATTAAATAAGTTTGTTCCACTTGTTACTGCTGCATTTTCTGCATCAGTAGCTGTAGCTGAACAAACTAGATTGATATCTACATCGCCAGCTGTTGGTAATTCAAGACAGCTCATTTCAATGCTGTATGGAATACCGTTTACACCTGTTGTTAGTTCTGCGATGTAAGCATTAGCTGCTCCACCGTCAGTACCAATAATATCATCAGCTGAACCGCCAGCTGCTAATCCACCATGTAAGTCAATTAGAATAGTCGTGCAAGTGTCACCACCGATTTTATTGACAAATGTGTTAATTGCATCATCAGCAATTCCTGATCCATGCGCATTTGGTGTAATTTTGAAAATAGTTGCTGCTGTACCTAAACTTCCATTGTTAGTACCTGTTGAAGTACCTGCTGCTACAATGTTGTTACCAGTACTCGCAACTTTTTCTACTTCCATACCACCAGCTGCTTTTATAACAGCATAATCTACAAATGCTCCTGTAGTTGTGTTCTTAGTTGTTGCCTTAATGTCACCGTCCGAACGGACTGTTCCATTAAATGTTGTTGTTGCCATAATTATAATCCTCCTAGTTTGTGTGAATACTGTCTCTAGGCCGTCGACTATACCGCGTTAGTATTCTTTATAATTGTATAGTGATTAATCTATAGCTCTTTTTTAAAAAAAGTGCAAGGTATCTTGTGGTAAAAAATTGATTTTTGATAGCGCTTAAGTGGCTATCGAAACTTCGGCTTTGGCGTCGTCTATTTTAGTTTGAAGCGTTTGTTCTTCAAACTCTTTGGCAACAATGTCTTTAACAACTTCCTGAATTTTTTTGTCGATATATCCCATATGTATATTATATCTGCCCTCCTTCAGGTGCTCTTGATGCCACTCGAGTTCCAAGGACCGTTTCATAGTGTACAGGTCTTGAGTCATTTATAACCTCCTCATAGGTTATCCATTTACTCCTAGATGAATCACTAAATCCATCTTTTTCCCACTTTACATCTTTTTGTCCCACTTTGTCAAGGATTGACTGTTCAATAGATTCACGAGTATCGTGGGCTAAAATTTCAAATTTAGCGTAATAATCATAGGCACGGATTTGTACGAGGAATTTTTTCATGGGTTTTTCTTTCTATTTTTAAATTGGGGCGAAACTATGTTCGCCCCAAAATTTTTTAGTTATTAAGCACCTTCAACGCCAAATATTCCTCTAGGGTCGGATACGCCAAAAACGTATCTTTCTCTAGCTCTATATCTAACATTTCCAGTATCGAAATCGCCTTCCATCTTAGTTGTAAGAGGAGCTCTATCGAAATGCTTCATTCCATTAGGAACATCAGTGATAATGTACCAAGCATCTGTATCTGTTAGGTAGTTGTTCACTCTATAACCTTGAGGAATCATACCCATAGATTTGATTGCATTGATATCATTGTCAGCAGTTCCAACTCTACCTTGAGATTTCATCAATCTCTCAGCAGTGAACTGTCCAGCAGAAGGGACAATCATCTTAGTACCTCTAGCAGCAATTTTTAAACCTCTTTCATCAGTTAGCGCAGCAATATCAATTAATGCTTGCTCCAATGAAGTTTCGTTTAAGTCCGCTTGAGTAGACAGGGTATTTTTAAAACTCCCTGCTAATGTAGTGTGGGACGTATTAAACAATGAAACGGCATCTCCTGAATCAAAATTATCTATGCTTGGTAGACCTTGATTCAAAGGATATGCACCTTTTACTTGTTTAGTATTTGCCATCGATCTTGCTAGTGCTTTAGTGTAACGAGAAGAAAGTTTGTCATACAGGTTATCTTCAATAGCTTCCTCAGTGATTGCAAAAGCGAGAGCAATTGTCTCGTTAGTGTATCTTGCTGTGAAAGTTTCTTGCGCATCGTCATAAGTTACCCCTTGTCCTTCTGGTTTAACTGATGCGCTTGCAAAACCTGACAACATAACTTCTTCTTCAAAAGCTCTGTCAGATGATTCAGTCGTATATATTTCAGACGACTGATTTTCGTATTGTTTGTACTCCAGGCCGAATAGTGCATTCAAACCTGGCTCTAGTTCTTTAACTAGCTGATTACGTGATATTGCCATGTTGCTATGCTCCTATTAAGTTAGAACTACACCGGCATAGTAAATTGATTCATTCAATCTTACTATCCAGTTTGCGTTCGCTGAACTTTTATCACTGTTACTTGGATCTTCTGAGCCACGGATTAGTCTCCATTGCGCAGTTGCTCCACTACCTGTAACGGTTGCTGCAAGTTCCATCTTGGAGTGACCATTGATAGTAGACCCTGCAACATAAGTAAGTGAATCAATCAAATTACCCATGCTTGCCTGAGTCAAGCTACCAGAGGCTTGAACCTCATATAATTGTTGAGGATTGTCGTAACAATACGCGTCTATTGTCCCAGTCGTGATGTTAACCGCGCCGGGATAGTAGTTTTTCCATGTTGGTTTAGCAGTGGTTGGATCGATATAGAAACAGCCATTAAAAACACCAAAGTTCAAAATATTTTCAGTTACAGAGGAACATGAAATGTATCCTACTGCTACTGCGACACTGTTTGCATCTGTTTGGTCGGAGTTGTATCCGCCCGTCATGCAAAGGTCGCCCTGATAAATCGCTGATGTTGAATTGTCAGCGATTTGATATTGTGAAGTACCTTGTGTTTCATAGCTAGATCCCATGCCGCCAATCGCTCTAAATCCGAACGCTGCGTCTTGATTTGCCATGTTTTATCTCCTTATGTGACCTGTCCCGTTAAGGACCTCCAGTCACGGTTTATATAAATTTCGTTGGTTGAATGTTAAAAAATTAACGTTTTCTTCCACCGAAGGTTGTGCGAGTCTGTCGATCAATTTCGATCGGCATGCTCTTATGCTGTTCCTGTCGTAATCGTTCGTCTACTGCTTCAATCTGTTCATTTGCTAATCTAGCAAAATAACTTGAACGTTGTCGCGCGATCTCTTCAGGTACCCTTGTTAGCACAAGGCCTCCGTGCCCGATAATCCCTTTATACTTGCCATCCGGTATTGTCGCGTAGGCATCTTCTGGATATTCGTCGGCTCTTACTAATTCATATCCGGACCTTAAGCGTCCTTGTATGTTTTTCGTGTCGACGTACCCTAAGATTTCTACCCTGACCCATCTGTGTCTAAATCCAGCTGGCGCGTTGGGCGTATCTAAGTACGATGGTGGAGTCCAAACTTTTTTACGTAATGTTTTTTCTCTTGTTTGGCTCGCACGGGAAGTATTTTTTTTGTCAGTCATATGCTATTCTCCCTCCGTGAGTCTTAATTGTCTTGCATACTCTTCTAGTGGCACACGCAATTTTTTAGCGATTGCTACCTGTGAGGATGTGAGTTTCACAGTTTTGCGACCAGTCTTTGTACTACGCGTTGCAGAAGCAACGTTTTGTGTAGGTTTACTAGTCTGTTGTTCTACCTTACCAAATTTATGGGGGAATTCAAGCTTTATTCTTTTATCAATTTCCTCATAGTAAGAATCTGACTTTGGATCAAATCCTTCTTCTTCAGTAAGCTTCCTGTGTAGATCAAAAGCTGTGTAGGTCATGGCATTATCTTTACCAAACCAGTTATTTTTTTCCGCCCAATCCTCTGCTTTTGGATCTGGTGGTGGTGTTCGTTGAGTTGGATATTGAGCTGCGGGTCCTTGTTTTCTTGTATTTTCTCTAGCAGTTTCTTCCATTTGTTGCCTGCTTTTCATTTCTGCAAGTTTAGCTTGCTCGTATCCTAATTGAGAAATTGCAGTTAATGCTTCTACCTCAGCTTTTTTATCATCAGCATCACGTGAAGCCGATAATTTAGCCTGAGCTGCTGCAAGAGAAGATTTAATTCTTCCCTCCATTTCAGAAGTATATCCCTGATCTAAATCAGTTGCCTGTTTTCCCAATTCATCTCTTTCTCTCATAACACGTCTAGCATAAGAAACAGCTTCTTCTTTCTGTCTCTCTGCTTCACGCATTTTTTTAGTAAGTTTAGCAATACGTTTTTGAACGCCTTCGCTATACTCTTCCATTTCTTTCTTTTGTTCTTGTCTGGTTCTTCTTTTACTTCTTCCTTTTTATCTTGTTCTTCATCGTCCTTGCTATCTCGTACATCCAACTGCTCATCAGATTTCTCAGATGTATCATCGGACTTATCACTGTCTTTATTATCAGTTTCTGCATTTGTGACCTCCTGTTCTACTGATTGTTCTTTCTCTTCCGGTAAAGCTACATCTACTTCAGGTCCTGAAGTATCAAGCTCGACCATTGGTTCTTTTATTTTGTCTTCTGGCATAGTTTCTCCTATGGTTAAAATTCGTGGAATATATCTTCAGGGCGATCCACGGTCGCTAAAACTTCATCATCATTGAGAAGTCTTATCTCACCCCCATCTATTTTAATTCGTGACCCGGCATATCGTGCAAAGATAATCCAATCACCTTTCTTGCACCAGGGACCTTCTGGAAATTTTTCCTTATCATAACAATTTGGTCCGGTTGCAATAACTAAACCACAAGTTGATGCTACTTGAGATTTTTCTATCGTGCTATCAGTCATTATAATTCCACCTTTCGTTTTGTCTTTTTGTTTGAAAGGTAAAACTAAAATTCTCCAACCTGTTGGTGTGGGAAGCTTTGCTGATTCTGAGGTTAAATCTTGTTCTTTTTTGGAAGGTTGCATTCCAACTAAACCCTTAGGGGGTAAGTGGATTTTTGGTGTTTCCTTTGATACTGACAATTTTTCCGCCATCTTCTTTTTGCTCCTTTTTTTCTAGCAGGCTGGATACTTCCTGACTTAAATATTGATACGTTCGTATCTGTCCTAACATATACTGATATTTTTCCATATTGTCAACACCACCTGAAACCATGGCTGCAACAACATCGTCATGACGCATTTTGATAATTCTCTGCACCTTACTTATAAAA